GTTTAACCAAGGCAAGATCAACGCACAGCAATATGCTAAAGGTATAGCACAGGTTGATGCCCGTGTAGACCAGCTTATCGCTTCCCACCGTGGTTCTAGTGTCGCTGTGAATGCACACACACAAGCTGTTAAAGGGAATACTGGCGCTCTTGCTACCAATGCGATGGCAACTCAAAGGGCTACCAAAAGCACTAAGCAGTTTGCCTCTATCGGCCTCCAACAAGTCGGGTATCAGGTGAGTGACTTTGCAGTTCAGGTCCAAGGCGGGACTAATGCCCTTGTAGCTTTTGGTCAACAAGGCTCTCAGCTTGCAGGTCTTTTGTTCTTGATCCCCGGTTTTTGGGGTGCTGTTGCAGGTGCTATAGTTTCTATTGCAATCCCTGTATTTACTGCACTAGGGAATGTGTTCCTTAATATCGGAGGTAATGCAGAAAAAGCTGCTGAGGCGCTACAAAAGAATTTTGATGAGTCTTTGGACAAGGTAGAGCAATCTTTTCGAGATGCCACTAAGACAGTCTCTGAGTTTGAGGCAGCTATTGCAAGTATTAACGCTAGTAACTTGCAGAGACAGTTTGAACAGCTTGGCGAGGTTACGGCGGGGAGTTTTTCTGCTTCTTTTGCTGAGAGTGCATTAAAGTTCTTGGGTGCAAACCTTTGGACGGGTTTCAGAACTTGGAGTCAGATTACTGGGCAGATAACCGGTGAATCTTTTGCAGAGGCTTTTGGCAGATCATCTGTTGATGGCATCTTCAACCAAGGTACGCTAGACGCTATTGGCAGGTACATCCAAGAGCAAAATGTTGAAGCCCTTGACCAGACTCTCTTGGCTCTTGAGGGACATCTTCAAAATGCTAATGCGGCGGGACAAGCATTCTTTGAGAACCTCGTAAGGATTAGGGATCAAGTTGAACAAGTCGCTTGGGCTACAGAACTTGTAGGGGAAAACAATACGCAAGCGGTCACTGGTGCTATTGACCTTGCTGATGAGATTGGTCGCGCAGCCACAGAAGCCCTTGCCTTGTCAGGCTATGATCTTGCAAGCCCCATTTCCGACGCTGCACAAGAAGCTGCTATTGTTGCTGCCAATTTGTCTGAAGCATTGGGTTATGCCGTTGGTATCAACGAGGCTATGTCTAGAGCTAACCAACAAGAAAGTATGGTGTATAGTGGGCGTGGTGGTGATCCAAGGACATCAAACCAGCAGGGATTCGGCTCTGTAGATGCACCTAACATAGACGAGATAATCGAAACATTCAGGAGACGTCAAGCTCGTAAAAATAAGTCAGGCGGAAAACCAGATGTTGATCCAATGGAGAAGCTGCTAAAACAAGTAAGCCTTAATGAACAACTTCTTGGTTTGTCGGAAGCTCGACAACAAGTCCTTAAAGCTCTTGGAGATGAGGCGTCTAACTACAGTCAGACTCAAATTGATGCAGTTACTCAGCGTATTGAAGCCTACAACACGGAGAAGCAAGCCCTTGAAGAAGCTGCCGCTCAACAACAGAGTTTAGCAGACACTCTTGAGAATTCCATGTCAGACGCTTTCATGTCTATGGTTGAGGGGACTAAAAGTTTTAAAGACGCTATGAAGGATATGGCTAGGGCTGTTATTAAGCAACTCTTTGATATTCTTGTAGTCCAGAAAATCGTAGGTTCTTTTAACGCTGAGAAAGGCACTGGCACAGGTATTGTTGGTGCTATCATGGGTTTGTTCAAAGATGGTGCAGCCTTTAGTGGCGGTAAAGTAACACCCTTTGCCAATGGTGGTGTAGTCAACGGACCTACAGTGTTCCCTATGGCTAACGGTATGGGTCTTATGGGTGAGGCTGGTCCTGAAGCTGTGATGCCCCTTAAACGTGGTAAGAATGGTAAGCTAGGTGTGCAGATGGAAGGCTCCCAGCAGCCTGTAGTGATTAATCAGAGCTTCAACTTCCAAGCCAATGGTGATGACTCTGTTAAGCGTATTATTGCACAAGAGGCACCTCGTATTGCTAACCTCACACAAAGGCAGATAATGGACCAGACCCGTAGAGGTGGATCAGTTGGAGCAACATTTAGATGAGCATAACATACCCCCTAGACACACCAACCACAATAGGTATTGAGTCTATAGAACTGCGTGCAGTGAACGCTGTAGCTACCTCTCAGAGTCCCTTCACCTACAGTCAACAGATTGTAAGTCACCAAGGTCAGCGTTGGGAAGCCTCTGTGAATATCCCTAATGTGCGTAGAGACCTTGCCGCTGAGTGGAAAGCCTTTCTGACTGCACTGAAGGGTCCAACAGGCACTTTCCTACTGGGCGACCCTGACTATGCCACTTCTCGTGGAGATGTCTCTAGTGCTACTCTAAGTGGGTCTGCGGGTGATGAGACTGTTACAGTGACTATGACAGGTTCCTTGTTAGCTGGTGACTATATTCAATTAGGTTCTGGTGCTAATGCTAAACTACATCAGGTTCTTGTAGACCAGTCTGGCAGTGGTAGCCTAGAGATATGGCCTGCTCTCCGTAGCAACTACACAAGTCAGTCTGTCGTGTTCAACAACCCAAAAGGACTGTTTCGTTTGACAGGTAATATGTCTTCTTGGAGTATCAACAGTTCCAGTGCATACGGAATTAGCTTTGAGTGTGCGGAGGTATTGTAATGGCAAGCCGTGACATTCCAACAGTTGTAGAAAATGCACTTGATGATTCTGTTATCAGGCCAATCTTTGCAGTTGAGTTTTTCTTTGATGACAATGAAACTTTACGTCTCTGGACAGGTATTGGCGATCAGACACTTGGTGGTAATACCTATACAGGTGCAGGTAATCTTCTTAATATTTCCGCTGTAGAAGAAACGTCAGAAATTGCTGCACGGGGCGCTAACCTTAACTTGAGCGGCATCCCATCCGAACTTGTCGCAACAGCACTGAGCGAGCCTTATCAGGGGCGTGTGTGCAAGATACATTTCGCTGTATCAGACGGCGAGACATACAGTGATCTTGTTGAAGTGTTCTCTGGCTATATGGACGAGATGAACATCGAAGAAGGCGCAGAAACAGCCACAATCGGTGTTAGCGTAGAGAACAAGTTGATTGACTTGGAGCGAGCAAGGATTGCTAGATACACAAGCCAATACCAAAAGTCACTGTATCCGAACGACAAGGGCTTTGACTTTGTGGAAAGCCTTCAGACAAAGAAAACACTATGGGGAACCTCAGGCAACAAGCAGGTTGATGAGTGGTTCTACGGCACGTTCTATGGCGGGTAAGATTACATATCAGCAAGAGTTTCTTTGCCAAGTTGTTGACGAAATCAAGCACCTGATTCAGCTACACTGGGAAGAGATCGCACTCAACAAGGACTTCATAAAGCTAAATCCTTGTTGGGAGTCGTATGAACAACTTGAAGAGGGCGGCAAGCTAAGGATATTTACAGCCCGCGATGATGGTGTTTTGGTCGGTTATTTTGTAGTAATTGTAGCACACAACATACATTACAAAGATCACCTTTTCGCCGTGAACGACATTATCTATCTGCACCAAGACTATCGAAAAGGCTTCGCCGGTATTCGGCTTATCAAGTTTGGTGAAAAGTGCTTAAAAGAAGACGGGGCGTCAGTCTTAACGGTCAACACGAAAACGCATCAAGCGTTTGATCCTGTTTTGGAGCGGTTGGGCTTCAACTTGATTGAGCGCGTTTATTCTAAGCCATTAAAGGGGCAATAACATGGCCGTTACAGCAACAGTCATTGCGACATCCAGCTTTGCTTCAACGGTAACATACCTTGCAGGCACATTAGTTGGTAAGTTTCTTATCAGCAGCGCCATCGGCCTCGCCCTCAACGCGCTTGCGCCCAAGCCCAAATCAAGCAGCCAAACAGGTATCGGCGGATATCGTCTAAACGGCAAGCGGTCGAACCTAGACCATCAGGTTATCTATGGCGAAACCCGTGTTGGCGGGGCGATTGTCTTTGAGGAAAGCACGGGGAATGTCGCTGCTGAACTTTACCGCGTAATTGCTCATACAGGCCATCCGATTGCTGGTTATGGTGATTTGACACTAGATGGTAACGTCATATCATCGTGGAAGGTTGTTCCTACTGGTGAAGTGGTTTCAAGCCCATCCGATGTGCCAAACGGAACATTTCTTACACCAAACAACAGTCGATATGATTACCTTGCGTCTTTCCCAGCGAACACAAAAGGGACGGCCATATTCAGCTTCTACGATGGTAAGCAGACTGCTGCTGACGGTGACTTAGCCGCTAAGGGCATAGGCTGGACGACTGACCACGTTCTGAACGGCTGTGCTTATGTTATCTGTCGTTTTTACCACGGTGATGGCAGCAACTGGCCGAGCGGTGTTCCTGAGACGCTGTTCAACATTAAGGGCAAAGAGGTTTATGATCCACGCACAGGCACAACGGCTTGGAGCGACAACCCTGCGCTCTGCATTCGTGACTATCTGACATCGCGCTATGGTTTGAATGAAGACGACGCAAACATTGATGACACCTACTTTTCCACGGCTGCAAATGTCTGTGATGAAACGGTAAGCGGCCAGAAGCGTTACACCTGCAACGGCGCATTTACCACTGCGGTTACACCGATTGATCTGCTGAACGAAATGCTCACGTCTATGGGTGGGCTGTTGTGGTATGCCCAAGGCAAGTGGCGCACTAAACCAGCCTACTACACAGCACCTACGCTTAATCTGACACTGGATGATCTGCGTAGCAACATTGCGGTCAAGACACGTCACTCGCGTCGAGACAACTTCAATGTCGTGAAGGGTGTGTTCAAAGGTCCAGAGACAGATAATGAGACAACAGATTATCCAGAGGTCCGCAACCAAGCGTTCATTGATGCGGATAATGGTCAAGAATCTGTCGTTGATCTAAACCTTCCGTTCACAGACAGTTCTGCTGAAGCGCGTCGCATTGCTCGTATTTTCCTAGAGCGCAATCGCCAGCAGCTTACGGTCAGTGCGTCGTTTGGTATGAGGGCATTCAAGGCTCAGGTCGGTGACACAATCACGCTGACTGTTGATCGCTTCGGATGGGTAGAGAAAGAATTTGAAGTCGCATCATGGACGTTCGGTCTTAATGATGGCCTAAATCTTGAAGTGCAGATGACACTGCGTGAGATTAGCGCAAGTGTGTTTGACGAGATTGACGATGGCGTTGTTTACGAGCGCGACAACACAGAGTTACCTAATCCGTTCTTGGATGAAGCGCCGCGCAACCTAACTGTTTCTGACGCTGGCTACACGGCTGAGGACGGCACTTTCGTGAATGCTTTCCTTGTTGATTGGGATGAGCCTAATGCGCGGTTTGTAGATTCTTATGTATTGGAGTGGCGCAGACAGGGCGAAAGCAAATACAACAGCGTAAAGCTGGAAACCACTGAATATCAGATTGCGCCTGTTGTTGAGAATGTAACCTACGACATTCGCGTTAAGGCGGTTAATGCGTTTGGTGCATCTGGACCTTATGCTTCGACTACAGCACAGGTTGGCGGCGACACGACAGCACCCGCCTTGCCAACAGGACTAACTGCAGAGGGCGATCTGAGGTCAATATTGGTATCTTGGGTGAACCCACCTGATCGTGATTTTGATTTTGTTGAGATTTGGGAGTCAACTGACAACAACCTGTCAAACGCAAGTCAGCTTGCTACCGCCTTCGGCAGTAGTTTCAACAGGATGAACCTAACGCCTTTGCAGACCCTATACTATTGGGTTCGCGCCGTTGATTTTTCTGGCAACAAGTCAGGTTTTGTTGGTCCTGTTAGTGGTACAACCCGTCAGATTACGACCGCAGATATTGGTGATGCTGTTATTCCTTGGGACGCTCTTGACCCAACAGTTGAAAACGTCATCGACAGCAAGATAAGTACACTTGAGGCTGAAGTTGCTGATGAGTACGCCACGATCACTGAAGTCTCTCTTATTGAAAACGATGTTGATGGGCTTGAGGCTAAGTATGGCGTAACCATTGACAACAACGGCAACATAACTGGTTATCAGCTTTTGTCTGGCGCTGCTGGTTCTGCGTTTAACGTGCGCGCTGACCAGTTCGCTGTATTCAATAGCACCGGAACTGGTGGTGATAATCCGTTCACGATCTTTACTTCTGACCGAGTGGTTGATGGTGAAGTGTTCCCTGCTGGGACTTACGTCAAAGACGCTTATATTGATAAGGCATCTATTATTGAGGCGTCTATTGACACACTAAAGATTGCTGGCAACGCTGTCACCATCCCAACTTCTGTTTCAGAGAGTAACGCCATCACAGGAAATGGTGGTACTCAGGATTTGATTAACTTTAATTATACTATTGATAGACCGGCAACAATTATTGTGCAGTTCAACTGCTCGCAAGAATTTATCTCTGGTCCTGCGGGCTGGCGGTTTGAGTTGTATGTTGGCGGGGGTGGGTTTAGGGCCGCGCGGGAAGGCAGCATTCAAGCAACAAGCCCGACTATTATATGGTCTGATTACTTTGCGTCCGCAGGAACTTACAACATAAAAGTTACTTGGTTTGGCGCAAATTCAACAGTCAAAGTTACGGATAGAAATGTTTCTGTTTTGGGGGCCAAGCGATGAAATTTATCTACTACAGCCAAACAGACGGCGAAATTCTGGGTGAAGTATCTGGAGCAAGTTCAATCAATATGGATAGCTTTGGTCATCCTTGGATTGAGGTTGATGAGTTTCCTGACTTTGAGGCTAAGGTTGTTGATGGGCAGGTTGTACCACTAGACCCTGCCGTTGTTGAAGCGCGGGAAATAGAGCGCGCATGGGATAAGTTAAGACAGCACCGGAGTGCAAAGCTGTTTGCCTCTGATTGGACCCAAGTGCCAGACGCCCCGGTTGACCAAGCTGCATGGGCTACCTATCGCCAAGAACTTCGAGACCTTCCTGAGAACACGGCTGACCCAAGGCAAGTGGTATGGCCTGAAGAA